TCAAAGTCCTTTTTTGAGGGCGGCGATGGCGATGTCGAGGATTCTGCGTTCGGCACCGGGTTGGAGTTGGTTGTTGCCGTTGATGGGGAGATAGGGGCGTGCTGGAAGGTTGGTTTTGTGACCTCGCCCTGCTCGTCCGCCGAGGTGGTGGATGGCGGCGTATTTTTTATTGCTGCCGATTCGGGCATAGTTGCTGCCAACCTGTGTAGTCAGGCTGGCGGCAAGTTGCCCGCTTTTTTGCAGGGTCTTGCCTCCCTCATCTGCGGCACGCCGACTTCGTTTCCACCGCTGCTCGCCCCAGCTTTCGGATTCGAAGTTTTCTTCGGTCATAAATAGCAACTCAGTTGCAATACCGCGCATCATGGGGCGGGTGTTTGCGGCGTTTTTAAGGAGCGTACTCAGACCGTGTTCGAGTTTGGCAGCATCGAGTTTGATTTCCAGCATAATCAGCCTTTTAACAGTTTAAGCACCCAAGTCAGCGAAGCGGTGGACAGGGCGTTTTTGAATCTGTCGTTGCCCATCATCGTTTTCAGGGCAATGCGGGCGATGTCCGGATGGGTTACCTGCGCCTTATCCACTGCGATTTTCGCCATACGGGACAGCATAGACTTGCCTTGGTTGGCGTTGAAGCCCGCATTGGGGGCAATAAATTTGTTGTTGATGCGAATGCCGGTGCGCTGTGCGTAACGCTCCTCTCCGGTATAGGGATTCGCGCCTATATTGACGGTGATGGACTCAAGAGTCGGTCGGGGCAGGACACGGTTTTCTCCCATACTGCGGGACAGCGGTTTGACACGGCAGCGACAGCGGTAGTCCAAAGGAGGGTACAAAGTATTCCACACGGGGTCGTCTGCGGCATAGACGCGACCGTGCATCATACGGTGGGTATCACGAGTGCGGCTGTCGTTGATGGCGACGTACTGCCAATAAGGGTACGTGTCGATGGAGTCCATCATTTCGGCGTAGCGGCCCGCCATGTAGGCCGACTGCATATTGGTCAGATAGATGGTTTTCAGGCGGTGGGGGCTACCGAGCTGTACGCTTTGGGTTTCTCCTTCGGGATTTTGAACTTCCTGCCTGCCCCACCAGCCTTTGCGCTGTAGAACGGGGGCGAGTTCTCGGCTGAACTCTTCCAGCGTCCGGCCTTGTTCGGCGGCATCGACGACGGCGGAATAGATATCGGAGAGCACATCCATTTTGGCGGTTTTGGCCACCGTAAAGGCAGTGGCGTGCGCGTCGTCCAACATATCCTGCCAGTCCCAAGATACGGCAATGCCTTTTTGCTTGAGATAGGCGACGGCGGCTTCGGGTTTCATGCCGAAGACGGCTTTAATATCTTCGGGGTTCATGATTTAAGCTCCTGTGCTACTTCAATCCTGCCGACCAAGTCGGAAAGGAAAATCAGGCGCGCCAACTCGTTTTGCAAGGCGGTATCGTCCATATTCGGATAGGCGGCGGACAGACGATCGAGCAGGTTTTCGGCGGTTTCTCCACGACTTAATTCGGCCACTAGGACGGCAGTCAGCAGGTCGCCTTGTGTATTCAGACGGTCTGAGTTAGGGGCGAGTCCGTCGATGACCAAACCTGCATCCGTCAAATCGCCCTCGGTAAAGTCGGCAGCTTTTGCCTCCGGGCTTGCTTGAACGCCCTCGAGCAAATCCCCATCTTCCAAACCGTATGTGCGCTGCCAGTATTGCTTGGTGAACTTGGCACCGGCATCCACCATCATCTTATCCCGTTCGGCACGCTCTCTGGTGCCGCTTTCCTCATTTTCGAACAGCACGAATTTCGGACGGGCAACGTCTCCGAAATTTATCTCTATTACCCACTCTATCAACTGATTGAACGTTGTCTCCACGATTCGTTTGTCGCTGTCGCGGATGTCGTCCGTTACTTCCAAGCCTGCGGTCGCGCTGGCGTGCGTGCTGTCTTTTTCGGTGGTTTGGTCTTGTCCGAGCAGCGCAATGCTGATTTCGGAGCGGCAATAACGAATGAGCTTGTCGTAGGCATCAATAGATGAGGCCTTACCGCTTGCCTCGTGGATTTCGACGCTGGAATCATTGGGAATGGTGCCGACGCTGTTGCCGATCAGGGCTTCGAGCGCATCCAGCAGCTTGTCGGTATCCTGCGGGGTATTGGAACGAGGTTCTTTACCAATCAGCCAAGGCGCACCGTATTTTTCGGTGAACTGCATCCAGAATTTAAGGCCGCCGCGTTTGAAGGTGACCAGCCAAAAAACCAAGCCCAAATCGCCCAAACCGTAGGGGTTTAGATAATCTGCCTCATGTGTCGGGCAAAGAAACTTATAAGGCGGAGGAACGGTATCGGTCAGCCCATTTTGGATGTAACGCAGCTCGCCTTCGTCGTTGAAGGCGAACCACTCTTGCGGCTTGGCGATGATTTTGTCAGGCAGCCATGCAGAATCGGTACGCCAAATCAGTTCGATGGGCTGGTAGCCGTAAAAAACGGCGTTTAAAACGTCTTTAATCAGGCGGTAAACATCGGTTTCAGCCAGCCAGCTATCGACAAAATCCCGGACATTTTTAGGGGTGTCGTCGCCCTCAAGCCGCCATTCGAGGCGGGCGACAGCTGCTTTTCGGCGGCGCACCAGCGAGCCGACCAACGGGTCGCGCATCAGCTCGCGGTAAATGGAGATTTGCCTGCCCATTTTGCGCAAAACAGGGTCGGGATTAGGTAGCCAGCCGTTGAAACCGCTGAAAAACGGGCGGGAAACGGCGAGATGTGCAGATAAATCCTGCGGCTTGAAGGTCATGATGCCTTGGCTGGTTTTGAGTTTGAGGTGGGGTTTGGGCATGATATGTACTCTTTAAATACTTTAATAACCTTCGGTTAACGCGCTTTTTCGGCGGATTCGGCGGCTGGCTACGCGTATCGGTCCGGTATTCAGCTCGCGGCTGGCGTAATGGGCAAGGACAAAGGCAATCGCCGCATCGCCGTGGCGTTTTTTGCCGTCTTGACTTTTGGTGCGTACATCGGGGATGCGCGGCACGCCTCTGACCAGCTCGAAGGCGCGCAGGTCGGTCAGGATGTCTTCGTCTTTGGGAATGCCGTCCAGTGTGCCGTCTTCGAGGGCGGCTTTGAACGGCGCGGTATGGGTGCGGTACCAGTTTTCCGAGAGCATGACCGACTCGCATACCTCCGCGCCAAATTCGTCGCGCATGGCTTCGGCTATTGACTGACCGTTGCCGCGCGCGTCCAATGCTGCGCCGCGCAGATTGGGTAAGCCGTGCAACAGGTGTTTCATAATTTGCTCTTGTTGGGCAAACGGCATATTGCCCAACTCCAACACGAACGGCGGCTTAAGGCTTAAATTAGGCTGCTGCAATAAAGGGACGATGACGGTACGGTCTCCGCTGCGGGCAAAGTCTTCGCCGACAAAGCTGGTACGGGTTTTATCCAAACCGTCGAGCAGCGGTTGCAGGGTGTCGGCTATCCAGTCCGCTACTTCGGCAGCACGGCGCGGCTCGGGCAAGAGGCCGAACTCATCGGTCTGGTCGTATCTGATAACCGGCGTGTATGGGGTCATACGGCTTTCGATTAAGGCACGGTTCAGCCATTTGCCGCCGCCGTTTTTGGGGATACAGTCCAACTCTTCGGATGCGTCGTCGCCGTAGAAATCACGGATTTCCTTGCACCACGCGGCTTCGCCGTCTGCCGTCCACTCTTTGCCCAAACGCAGGCAGATGCGGCGGTAGAGGCCGTCTGAAACAGCCTCGTCGAAAGTAATACGGTGGATGGAATAAGGTTTTTTGCCCGCACGAATGTCGGTAATCAGCTCGTTGAAGGGGTTATCCACGCCGTCATGGGTAGAGATGATGTGTACCTGCCCGCCCCACATCAGCAATGCCATTGCCGCTTTGAGCAGCTCGCCGAGCTGTTCGTGGAACGCCGCCTCGTCAATGATGACGCGCCCCTGCTTACCGCGAAGGTTTGAGGGGCGGCTGGATAAGGCGGTAACGCGCCAGCCGGACGCGAAACGGATAACGAAGGCTAACACGGCCTGGCGGTCGTCGCCTTCGACAAACACTTCCTCGGTTTCTTCGATTTCGCCTGCCGCCAGCTGATAATGCTTCGCCCAGCCTGCACAGTCTCGGATAAACTCCAAGGCCATGTCTTTGTTATAGCCGATGTACCATGCGTCCATGCCTTTAGCGGATGCGGCCAGCAAGGCGGTATCGGCAGCTTCTCCCCAGCTCAAACCGATGCGTCGGGATTTTTCGCAGAGTTTGACGGGAGCGTTGTCGGCGCACCAACGCTGCTGATAAGGCAGCAGCGCCATCGGGGTGCGGTCTTCGATTTTATTTTCAGGCGACATCATCGATACCTAGAATTTGCTTTCTAATCATTCGGCATGTTGATTGGGAAATTTTGATATTCCTACTCAAAGGATGGCGTCTGCCACGACTGGGAGGAAGTTTGTTTTTAAGTCTGATACAGGTAATCATGACGCAATCCCCAAGATCTGTTTGCGGATGGCTTCGGCAGCACTGTCGGACAGCCCGCCTTTTTTCGCCTGCTTGGCCACGTTTTCGGCGGCGGCTTCGACTTTGGCTTTAACTTTTGCCTGATATTCTTTCAGGCGCGTTCCGGCGGTAATCAGACCGCTGATTTTGCGCGCTCCTTCGCTCATGATGCCGAAGCGGTCGAGCGCGTTCAGTTCTTCAGACGGCATTTCGCCGATTTGCACCAATGCCTCGAACAATTCGGTCTGCAACATCGCCATCAGGGCTTCGGAGCGTGTATCGCCTTCATCGGCTGCGCCTTCGGCAATCAGGCGTGCCGCTTCAGTGCTGTTTTTGATGGCGGCAAACCGACGCTGGACTTTCTGCCCGTAGCGGTGGGCGGCGGAACGGCTGATTTCGTAGCCCTGCTGCTGCAACCATTCCGCCAGTGCCTGATAGTCGGCGAAACCGTTTTCGACGAGTTTGCGCTCAAATTCGTGTCGGACGGCTTCGGGTAATTGGTCTATCGTGCTGCGCTTGGCCATATCAGCTCCACACTTTTTCGGGACGGGCGATACCGGCGCGGCACTCGACCGTGTATTCGGCAATATCGACACCCAAACTGGTCAGGTCGGCAAACCACAAGCCGTGCGGTGCTTTATTCAGCTCGACCATTTTGCGGTCGGCAAGGTAGTCGAGCTGCTGGCGCAGTTCGGTGGCGGTGGTCCGCGGGTAAATCGCGTTCATGATGTCCAGCAGAAAGGTCTCGCTGGTAGTGTGCGGGCGGGCTTTATTAAGGGTGTTGATAATGTTCCAACGCATCCCCTCGCGGCGTTGTTTGGCGATCAGTTCCTGGCTAATCATTTCTTTACGCTTTCCATTTTGTAGATTTCAGTGAGTTTTTCTGCGACGTTGTCGAGTTTGGCTTCGAGGACGACTTGATTGCGGATGTAGTCTTCGCGCAGGACGTATGTCAGCGGCAGACCGGCATTGAATTCCGCCAGTTTGTTTTCCATGATTTCGACTTTGCCTTGTAGGCGTTCCTGCTGTTTTTGGCGTTCGTCCTGCTGCTCGCGGAATTGCGCCAGCAGCATTTTGCCGAAGGTAAAACAAATGCCGAGGAAGGAGAGTAAAAAGCCGACAAGCTGCCAAAATTCGATGTGGATAAAGGTTTTTTCCATTGTTCACCTCTGAAATCCGTGTTCAAAATATTCTTGGCAGACAACACAGCGCGTACAGCCTTGGACGGCTTTTTGCCTGGCTTCGGGTATCGGGCTACCGCAATCTTCACAGTGGCTTAGGCTGGCGGTGGTTTCAGAGTGCGAAGCCTGCCCGTGGTACGGCGGTTGATGCTTTGCCAGGGATTCTGCGAGAAAGATGGCTTCGCGTTCGGATGCGCGGTCGGCAAAATCAGTCATTTTTCAGACGGCCTTTCGTGTACCAGTTCTGCCAGCCCTCAATTTGGATTTCGAGCTTTTGACAGTATTCACCGTAGCGCACGGCATGGTTCAAGAGTTGTTCGGGAGAGCCGCCACTCAGACGCTCGGGGCGTTCGTATTTGACCAGCAGCCCGGTAGATACAGGCGGCAAATCCACTGTCGGTACGGTTTTAATCGGGGTATCCGAAGGCACGGTTGTAGAGGTGCAGGCTGTTAGAGCCGATACCGTTAAAACCATTGCCGTCTTTTTTAATCGTGTCATGCGTTTGCTCCTGTAAAGTGTTTTTGGTTTTATCCAGTTCGCTCAGGGCGGATGCCAGCTCAATGCTTTGACGCTGCGCGAAGTCATGCCAACGCTTCGTTTCCGCCTGCGCTTTTTTAAGCTCGTCGGCGTATTGTTTGGCTGCCGCCTTTGATGAGTTTTGGTAGGCGGTAATCAGGGCGGTTTGCTTGGCATCGGCTTTGTCGGCGGCATAGTGATAGCCGTTTAGCCAAATGCCCAAAACAATCAATGCACGCCATGCCAATGCCGATTTGTTTTTGTACAAAAAGTCAATCATTGCCGCTCCATTCTTCCGCATTCGCGGATTTTTTGATTTCTGCCAACTGCGGTACGGCGGCGATGCCGCGTTTGATTAATGCATACCCGCCGACCAATGCGCCATAAGCCCACCAGAGCCATTCCGGCGCATCTGCTGTTTGAGAGAACTTATAGGTCATAGAAGCGGCTGCCACGTTTGCCCATAGTTTGGTATGGCTGATTTTCCCTGTGGCCGGATTAGAGACCAAGCCGCCCAGCCATCGGAAAAAGGCGGTTATTTGCGACGCTTTTTTTTGGCTGCGCGTTTCGAGGCGGCTACCCCGCTCTTGCGGTGGGCTTGCGTCCAACATCCCTGAGTCGGCATGGCGTAGCGAATGCCTAGGTCGCCGTGGCTGAAATCGGGCAGCATGGCTGCGGTCATTAGGGCGATGAGTGACTTTTTTGACATGGTTTGTCTCCCTTTAATCAGTGTTATCTGCAGACGCGTGAATCAGGTTTTGCGCCACACGGCGTACCCAGCCCTTGCCGAAAGAGGTGAACGTACCCAGCTTGGTATAAAAGACCAGACGCTCGGCGTTGAACCGCAATAAAAGGTCGTTTTCGGGGAGTGAATTGATGGCTTTGAGACTGATTTCGCCGATGATGCCGTCGTCCGGCACTCCTGCGGCGCGTTGGAGCATACGGGCGGCATTGCCGTAACCGTGGTTGACGCAGGCATCGAAGAATTGGAACGCGACCGCTTCCGGCATTTGGTCGGCGTGGTAACGCTGCCAAAACGCCTTTCGGTAAATGCCGATAGCCTGTTCACGCGTCATGGCACGCATGGAACCGTTAAAGCCGTTTGCCATTGCGGTACGCTTAGTGATGCCCCAATTGGTTTCGCCGCCGGGGTCTTTGGGATGGTTGACGTAACCGCCCTCGTGGGAGAGGACGCGGTTGATGAATTGATTGAATTTGTCTGACATGGAAAATCCCCGTATTGAGGTTGAAATCAATACGGGGATTGTAGGGAAGGCCGTCTGAAGGGGCTTTTAATGGAGGTTAAAACCTAACGGAGGCTAAGGTGTAATACACAGCTCAACTTCGGGATTGCATTTATCGCTTTTCATATATGCTTCATTTGAATCGTCCATTGCCTCAATCTGCATAGGCATATCCGATTTTGCCAACATGGAAACACTTTTTTGCTTACGATTGACCGTAATGAAATAATCCACTCCATTTTGATTATAAGTAGCTTGCATTTTTTTGACGGCAGTCTGAATAGCATCCATAAATGCCAAACGGTCTATCTCGGAGTCCAACGCAATAGCTGTGTAATACATACTCACTAAGCAATTGTTGATTCTTTGGGTTTTAGCCAATGTATTACAATTTATCCGGACGTTCTCAAAAATATCTCCTTCCTTGACCAGTTTTGCAGACAACGTAATGCCATTACCAAGGTCTTTTATTTGACGGGTCTTGCCTGCAACAATTAAAATTCTTGGGAACAAATCCATCATTCCATTGTTCAATTCATTGAACCGTTCCGAAAATGTTTCAGGATGAGGACCAATCATCCCTCCTGTTTTCATCACTCCTCCCGCATTGACCAGATGTGCAGCAGCCAATAAGAAAATTCCAAGATATATTTTTGTTTTCATTCTATTTCTTTCAGAAATTATCTTTTCTTTTTCGGACAATTCTTGCCGTTTCCACCTGGGTTGCAGTCGCAAGCCTGACCGTCGCCATCCCTGTCCAAACTCTTCCAGCCGCTTAATCCTGCTTTTTTGCGGGCTTCATAAAATTTCTGCGCCGCCTGCTGCGTCGGAAAGTCTTTGCAGCTTTTCGCCAAGGCGGGCGTGGGTGAAGCAAACATCATAACAGACACCAGTAATGTCAAATAACCCTTTTTCATTTTGTCTCCTTAATACAGGTTTTTCGAGACTTGAACCACCTGCCCGATGACCTGTATGTCGGGGTGGTCTGCCAGCATCAGCGGCATAGGCGGATAGGTCGTGTTGTCGGAAATCAAGAGCAGGTTGCCGTCAACTTGGCGTTGGATGCGTTTGACCCATAATACATCGCCACTGCGGATGACGTAGATATTGCCGTCGCGCGGGTTGGTTTTTGAGGTATCGACCAAGAGCGTGTCTTTGCTGCTGATGGTCGGCTCCATGCTGTCGCCTTTGGCAGTAACGATATTGAGGTCTTGCTCGTGCAGACCGCGTTGGCGTAGCCAGTCTTTACGGAACGCCAAATGGTTTGCCGGTTCGGTAACTCCATAGGCAGTTGTTCCATGACCTGCCGAAACTTCCACGTCGTACATCGGGATGTAGGCGTAATCATCTCGGTCATACTTCTCTACTCCGAGAAAATTTCCACTTTTTCCAATCAGCCAATTCGCATCAACCTGGAAAATTTCCACTATTGACTGAATCATTTTCAGAGGAGGACGTTGTTTTCCACGCAGAACATCTTTCAACCTGGTTGGTTTTTCTCCTATTCTTTCGGCAAATTCATCAATTGTAATCTTATTAAATTCAATAATTTGCCTAATTTTTTCCAAAACCATGCCAAAAAATCCTCAAATAAGTGGAAATAAAACTTGAAATAGTGGGATATTTCCACTATTATTTATCCAACATTTAACCAAGATTGTTTAAATCTTTAAGCAATCACGATTCTAGCACGAGAACGAAATAGGAGATATTCCGTGAAAGCAGAAAAAATTAAAGAAGGTTTCCGAGAGCGCGGCGAAACGATGAAAGATTGGTGCATTGCGCGTGGCTATGATCCGACGTACGTGTCCCGCATTCTGAACGGAACCGTCAAGGCAAACCGTGGGAAGGCACACCGTATCGCACAGGAACTCGGTCTAAAAGCGAAACAGGAAGTGGCGTAGGAGTAAATATGGCAGAAAGTAAAAGGGTACAACGGCTATTGAGGGTCTTTATCGCGCTTGACGAGCATCCGATTATCGGTCTGAGCAATAAGGATTTATCGGTCGGACTGGGGCTGACGCCATCACAAGTCAGCAGGGATATTGATGATTTGGTTGCATCGGGATTGGTCATCAAACTTGAAAACGGCAACTACGCCTACGGCATCAAAACCCTGCAAATCGCCGAGCGGTTCAGGCAGCAGCATGAACGGCTGCAAAGCAAGATTGCCGAAATAGGCAAGCGGGTAAATGTAGATTAACGGATTTTGAAATGTGCCGACGTCGGCACATTTGGAGAAACAAAATGAGCAATGAAGTTGAAGTAATGGATGCGGTTGCAGTGCAAAACTACCAAGCCGCGCACAGCGTGATGGTAATGGAGCAATGGGGTAACGGCGAAACCTATGACGAACCCACTTGGATTGAGCGCGGACGCCAAGCTGTACGGCAGACGATGGAAGGTATGTTTGAGTTGGGACGAGCTTTAATCATCTTAAAAGAACATACTGACCACGGACGGTTTGAACAAATTGCAAAAAATCAATTCGGATTAGGCAGGAGTGAGACAGCACGATTAATGCGGGCAACACAACGCTTCGCCACACCGCAAATGCAGAAAGCACAATCCAAGCTGATGGATTTGGGCAAATCCAAGCTACTGGAATTATTGGTAGAAGATGACGTTACTTTGGTGGAACTGACCGAAGGCGGCGACATTAACGGACATACGTTGGATGACGTAGACCGCATGACTGTGAAAGAGCTGCGCGTCGCCCTGCGCGAAAGCCGTGAAAACCTCGCCGCCAAAGACGAAGTGATGAAAATCAAAACAGCCAAAATTGATGAGCTGGCCGAGAAGCTGGCTAAGAAGCAAACCGTTGTAAGAGAGCCGAAGGCGGAAGACGTAGGCAGCGAGTTGGCGATGCAGTTAACAAGCCTTGAGGTCGGTATCCGCAGTCAAGTGAGCCGTCTGAAAGATTTGTTCGACCAACTTAATGCGCACAGTGAGGCACACGGGATCAGCCATCAGGCAAAGATGGTCGGCACGCTCAATCAAATTATTTTGGACTGCGAGCAACTGCGCGAAAGCTATGCCCTGCCGACCGAAGCACCGACAGACAATGTGCCGGAATGGTTGGGCGGTGAAACGGGAGAAGGCGATGAATCCGGCAATGATTGAGCGTCTTAAGGCAGTCGAGAATCAGGCGGAAGCAATGGGACGCGGCGCACGCTCTGCATATCTTAAGCAGCAGGCGCAGGAATTGGGCATCAGCCTTGCCACGCTATACCGCAAGCTGGAGGCGGTCAGCGTCAAGCCGACGCGCAAACGGCGCAGCGATGCGGGCAAGACGGAGCTTAAACCGGAAGAAGCCAAATTGATTTCGGCAGTTTTGGTGGAGGCGATGAGGCGCAACGGCAAGCGGTTGATGTCGGTGCGGCAGGCGGTGGAAATGCTGCGCGCCAACGGGAAAATCGAGGCGGCGCGGATTGATGGGGAAACCGGGGAAGTCATCCCCCTTTCTGAAAACACCATTACCCGGGCTTTACGGGAATACAAGCTGCATCCCGACCAGCTTTTGCAGCCCGAACCCGTCAGCCGCATGAAATCGGAACACCCGAACCATTGTTGGCAAATCGACCCGAGTTTGTGCGTTTTGTATTACCTGCCGCGTCAGGGCAAGGATACGGGGCTGCGGGTGATGAAGGAAGAGGAGTTTTATAAAAACAAGCCGAAAAACGTCGTCAAAATCGAAAACGACCGCGTTTGGCGGTACACGGGGACAGACCATGCCTCCGGTACGATTTCGGTGCGTTATTACTTCGGCGGCGAAACCAGCGCGAACCTCTGTGATTTTTTCATCTACATGATGCAGGCGAAAAAAGATATTGGAAAAGACCCGTTTCGCGGCGTACCGCGCATGGTCATGCTTGACCCAGGCAGTGCGAATACTTCGGCGGCGTTTAAAAATTTGTGCAAGTCCTTGGATGTGCATGTGCAAATCAACAAGCCGGGCAATCCGCGTGCCAAAGGGCAAGTGGAAAAAGCCAACGATATTGTGGAAACGGCATTTGAGAGCGGATTGCGCTTTACCGAGGTACACGACATCGACCGGCTCAATGCTTTATCGGAACGCTGGATGCGTTACTACAACGGTACGCAAAAACACAGCCGCCACGGCATGACCCGCTATCAGGCGTGGAACAAAATCAAACCCGGGCAGCTCATCCTGCCGCCGCCTGCGGAATATTGCCGAGAGCTTGCCGTCAGCGCGCCGAAAGAGGCGAAAGTCTCGGCGGATTTGGAAATCCGCTTCGGCGGACGGGTATATAGCGTGAAAGGCATTCAGGGGATTTTGGTCGGTCAGAAGGTTTTGGTCGGTAAGAATCCTTGGGAGGTAAACGGGGCGCGGGTCGCCACTTATGACGAAGATGGTAATGAGGTTTGGGTATCCGTACCCGAAGTGGTGTTTGACGAGATGGGCTTCCGCTCCGATGCGGCAGTCATCGGGGCGGAATACAAAGCTCCTGCCGATACGGACGCGCAGCAGCATCGCAAAGAGTTGGACAAGCTGGCGATGGGTGCGGAAACGCTGGAGGCGGCAGCCGCCAAACGCAAAGGCAAGGCAGTCCCATTCGGCGGCGAAATCGACCCGTACAAGCATCAGGAAGATACGCTTGCCGCGCGAAATACGCTCTTTATGCCCAAACAGGGACAGCAGATGGCGTACAACCGGATGGAGGTTTCGGAGCAGGTATTGAGCAAGGTCGAAATCGCCAAACGCTTAAAACCCCGCGTCGAGGCAGACGGCGGCGACTGGAAACAGGCAGTGTCGGTCATCCTCAAATACTACCCGGAAGGTGTGACCGAGGGCAGGCTGGAAGAGGCGTTTGAACGTATCCGGACAAGATGCCGTCTGAAACTTTTGAAAACCGGTTAGGTTTCAACCGAAAAGGAAAACACGATGAAACAGAGTTTTCAGAAAATCGGCAAATCCTATGCGGCGGCGGCAGCCGAAATCGGATGCAGCAAACCGATGCTGGTGGCGGTGGTCAATCACGGGCAATGGCCGAAAAAAAACGCAGCCGAGCTGCGAAGGAAATTGAAACAATTTTTTGAAACGAATGGTGCGGAAATCCCGGCGTGCCTGAGAAACGAACCGGAAGCCGCACCTGCCCAAGCAACTTACGAAGACAAGGACAACGAGATGTTACTACGAAAAGCAACTTTAAACCAAGCGGCAAAACAACATTTTAGCTTATTCCGCGACCCGTTTAACGACGAAATCCAGTCTGCGGATGATGTGTATATGACGCCGGATGTGCGTTATGTGCGTGAGGCAATGTTTCAGACGGCCTGCCACGGCGGTTTTGTGGCGGTGGTCGGCGAAAGCGGTGCGGGTAAATCAACATTGCGAGAAGACCTGCAAGACCGTATCAACCGCGAAGGTCGACAAATCATCCTGATCGAGCCTTATGTCTTGGCGATGGAAGACAACGACCAAAAAGGCAAAACGCTTAAGGCGGTACATATTGCCGAGGCCATTTTGGAGGCAGTGTCGCCCGGGAGCGGCCCGAAACGCAGCCCGGAAGCACGTTTCCGCCAAATCCACCGCGCTTTGTCGGAAAGCGCGAAAGCCGGCAACAAACACCTGCTTCTGATTGAGGAAGCGCACGGCCTGCCGCTGCCGACCCTGAAACACCTGAAACGCTTTTTTGAGCTGAAGAACGGTTTTGAACGACTGCTCGGCATCGTCTTAATCGGACAGACGGAGTTGGCGCAAAAGCTCAGCGAAAACAATCCTGCGGTGCGCGAGGTGGTGCAACGCTGCGAAGTGGTTACGCTTTTGCCGCTGACCGACGGCAAGCTCGAAGGCTATCTCAAGCACAAATTTGCCCGCGTCAATGCGGATATGGCGAAGATTTTAGATCAGAGCGCGATTGATGCGGTTGCCGAGCGTCTGACAGTCAAAAGCCGCACGAGCAAGGGATTGGAAACCAACAGCCTGCTCTATCCACTGGCGGTCAACAACTTGGTGGCGGCAGCGATGAATCAAGCGGCGGAGCTTGGTTTTGAGATCGTTGACGGCGATGTGGTACGGGGGGTGTGAGATGCAAAGAAACAAAATCGGACCGGCTGTCGTCATCGTATTGCTCTCCATCGTCATTACGGTACAGGCGGTGATGGCGGAACCCTGCCGACAGCATCCGCCCGTGCAGATAAACGAATACGACAAGGGACAGTACCGATGAAAACCGTTTGTCCGATTTGGGTTTGAAAAATACAAGTCCTTGATACGGCTATATATTTTTTACCCTTTGATTTTAATAATTGTTTGATTTATAAGGAAATGCGAAATGCAAGTTTTAAAAAGGCACGCGCTGCCGGACTGGTGCGGTGCGGCGTTTTGGCGGTGGGTTCCGGTGGGGCTGCTGACAGGCATCTGGTGGGTAGTCGCGGTGTTGGCACTGCATACCTGCGCGCCCGAGCCTGCGCTCAAAGCGGCGGAGCCGTCCAAGATGGAGGCAATGCGGCGCGCGGCGGACGAGGAGTCGGCACGGCTTGAAGGCATATATGAACGCATGAGTGACGAGGAGCAGATGCGGGGGGTGGTGTATGAACCGTAAACGACCCCCGAAACGGATACGCAAACTGGCGTTAAAACGCGCTATTGCCGAAATCCGCGCCAAATACGGCGCAAAAGCCATCACGAAAGGAGACGGAAAGTGAACCAAAAAACTCTCACCAAGCTGAAAAAATGCAGAGTCTGCGGACAGAGCAAATCAGAAATGGCGTTTGCCTGGCGTTTTGATGCGACAAAATGTGTACGCGTGCGTTCTGAGGTGTGCGCCAAATGTTGGCAAAGTCAGGGCGGCAGGCACACCCCGCCCAAATCCAAAAAACCGGACGAACCGTTTGCCGGATACGAATCACAAACCAAACGCCGCAGCGAGTATCCCAAAGCACCTGAAATTTTAGATAACAAATACTGGACGGCGACGGATACGCGTCAAAAAGATGCGGCACGGGCGCAACAGTTTTGGACGGAGCGAAGTCAATGAAAGTACGCTGCCCCACCTGCGGCGCGGTGATGAGCTTGGATGTATTAATCGCCCATGACGATGCCCGCGAAGCACTGATTGCCCTGACCGGCATTTCAGACGACCTTTTTAAGGCGGTATTGCGGTATCTGACGCTGTTTCGCCCCGCTGAAAAGGATTTAAGTTTTAACCGAGTTTCAAAGCTTGTCGGCGAGATTGCGCCGATGATACGGGAGGGCGAAATCGTGCGTAACCGAAAAACGTACCCGGCCCCGCGCGAGGCTTGGATTTGGGCGGCAACGCGATGCCTTGAGGCACGGGACGCGGGAAAACTGACACCGCCACTGACCAGCCACGGTTATTTGTTGGAAAACATTACGTTTTGGTCGCCTGAAAAGACGGCGGGAACGGCGGTTTTGCCCTCTCCCCAACCATCTCACACGAGAGAGGTGGCAAGCACCAAATTGAGGAGCGGGTTGGGCGACTTGATGGAGTGGTCAAATGGAGGAAAACAATAGCTGGCTGAAAAAAGCAATCGCGCAGGGTTTCATGATGCTCGCCGCCCTAAATCTCAAAGGTCGCCCCGCTTCGGCGGATTTGACGGCAGTCGCCGAACTTTGGTTGGGCATACTAAGCAGCCGGTCGTGGCAGCCGGAGCATGACGGGATCAGGATACAGGCAGCCTTTAGGGATATCGCGGCATCCTCGTCAGAGTGGCCAAATCCTGCCGACCTTATCAAACACCTGCCTCCGCCCGAAATCAGGATGGTGCCGAGGCTGGAAAAGAAGCATCGTCCGACCGAATACGGCAAGGCGCAGGCCGCCGAACTGAAAAAGATTGTCAGCAGATTGGAAAACGCGCCCTGTATGGACAGGGACTGGATACACGGGCCACGCTATCGGTCAGTGGATGAGTGTAAAAGGATTAATGCCGAAAGGCAGAAAGGCAAAACAAAATGAGTAAGTTAGATGTAAGCCAATACAAAAAGGATGCCAAAGGCAATCTCGTGCCGCTGGCCAATATTAAAGAAATCGACCTACTGCGTGACGAGCTGGTGCTGGAAATTGCTACCAAAGCGCGCGAGGTGCAGGATGACTTAATCACTTTCAAACGCGAGGCGATGGACGATATTGCCGCGTTTGTGCAGTTGAGTGCCGACCGCTACGACGTGAATGTCGGCGGTAAGAAAGGCAATATCAGCCTGCACAGCTTCGACGGCGCGTACCGCGTCAACCTTGCCATGCAGGATACGTTGGTATTTGACGAAGGTTTGATTGCCGCCAAAGCCTTGATTGATGAATGTATCAACGAATGGACGGAAGGCAGCCGCACGGAATTGAAAACACTGATTAACGCGGCCTTCCAGGTGGACAAAGAAGGCAACATCAGCACCGCCCGCGTACTCGGCCTGCGCCGCCTGCAAATCACCGACGAAAAATGGCAACGGGCGATGGATGCGCTCTCCGACAGTTTGCAAGTGCATATCAGCAAGCCGTTTGTGCGGGTGTATCAGCGCGGCGAGGATGGGGAGTATCAGTTGATGAATTTGGATGTGGCGAAGGTGTGAACATGGCAAAAATCATTATTGAAATCGAAGATATGCCTGAAGGTACCTACATTAAGTTTAAAGGTGACCTCCCGGCGGCGGATGCAAAGGATAAAACAGGCGCGCAGCAAACGGCTGTGTTAATCAGCAAAACGATACAGGCGGCGCAGATGATGACGCCGCCCATCCGTAGACATTAGGCCGTCTGAAACTATAAATTCATAAACCGCGCGGCACGGTCTGCCGCATTTAAACCTAAATAGGAGCCAAAAAGTGAATAAATCCGAATTAATCCAAGCCATCGCCGATGAGGCGGAATTGAGCAAACGCGATGCGGCGGAATTTGTCGATGCGTTTGTCAGCGTAGTAACGCAGACGCTGAAGGACGGCAAAGACGTTACCTTGGTCGGCTTTGGTTCGTTCCACACCGCCCAATCTGCCGAGCGCAAAGGCCGCAATCCGAAAACGGGCGAACCGCTGATCATCGCAGCACGAAAAACGCCTAAATTCCGTGCAGGTAAGGCTTTGAAAGACGCGGTGAACCGTTAAAGCCGCTGATGTTTAAAAGGTCGTCTGAAGAGATTCAGGCGACCTTTTTTGCGTCCTTCCGTTTTAGTTGCACTGCGCAAAAATCCCGAATAGAATATCATTATTTATTGATTTTTTTGAAAAAAGTGAAACGATGTTTCACTTTTTTGAGGTTCTTAGGAGGCTGGAAATGGAAACCCGTGCTCAGAAAAAACAGCGGTTGATACGGCTCATCCATGTGGCTAAAACCCAGTTGATGATGGACGACGGCGAATACCGCGCGCTGCTCGCCAATCTGTCATGCGGCAAGACGAGCAGTACCAAGTTATCGGTCGAGGAGCTGGAGCTTGCCGTGCGGGCTATGAAGATGCGGGGCTTTGTGGTTGCCACTAAGGCGCAGGCGGCATCAGGCAAACCTGATTTGCCGGTGCATATGCCCAACCGCATGATAGAGGCGCAGGTCAAAAAGATACGCGCGCTTTGGTTGGAGCTGCACCGTTTGGGCGCGGTGCGAAGCCCGTCTGAATTGAGCCTGGCTCGATTTGTCAAACGCATGACGGGCATAGATTATCATGGATGGTTGGGGACTGATGACGCAATACGGGTCATCGAACATCTGAAGAAGTGGAAAGTGAGGGTGGAAAATGGCGGACAACAGAGTACCTGAGCTGGTGGCGGACTTGGAAGACCAGACGGCCGCCTGCTTGATGTCGGTATTGCCGATGGAGCGGCAGCAGGCGGTCGAAGTATCTAAAAAGCTGTCCCATCATCTGACCAGCAACTGGGGCGGGCAGTTGATTTATTTCCCGAAAAACCTTTTGGGCAGGGTATCGGAGCGGGATATGCAAATTTACAAGGAGTTTGACGGTAAGAATCATGCAGGCCTCGCCCGAAAATACGGTCTGACCGTACAGCACATTTACCGCATCGTCAAGGAGGTTGGAATGGCAGAGCGGGCGAAAAAACAGGCAGATTTGTTTTCGTAAGTACACCGCATAATTAAAACATCGGTCAGGTTTAGCCCTGACCGATTTTATATTGCGTTTCTCTTTGCGGTCGGGGGTTTGCCCACCCTGAAACCGAAACGCGCTAAAAACGCAAATTTGGCGCATTTGTTTTTATTAGCCCCGATTAAAAGATTGTGGATGGATAAAGATTCATGATGATCCTGCTGCCGATATGGCAGTATGACCTCGAAAGGAATTTATATGTCTTTATCAACAGAAGAAAAACAACTGTATGCTGTTTTTATCCATAATGTGTACAATGGTGCCGTCCGTGCCGATGCGGACGATATTACGCCTGAAGTTGCCGGTATTTGTGATGAGATGCTGGCGGCGATTACACGCTGTTCGATCGGTATGACCGTACCCGATGCAATATTCCAAACTTTTTACGCCAAGAGACCCGAATCGTTGGGTAACGTATTGGAACGGATTGGGGAGGCTGCCCACGCCGCCGTTACGCAATTGGTGGAAGTTGTACTGGCTAATCAACGTTACCGCAGTTGCATCGTTACAACGGCTTTGAACTGGAGAAGCCGCCTCGAAATGGCTTTGATGGGCATTTAAACTCAATATGCCGGAGAGAATCATGGAATTTATCCAACTGATCCAACTGCTTGCGAACAGATTGTCAGTGAACGGCAAATGGTATGCCTACCTGTCCTGCCTGCCGTTTACCGCCTATTGGGTATCGGTGGACAAAGAGATTGTCCGGACGCTCATTATGGGAGACAGGTTTTTTGTTTGGATATTTTGTACGGCATTATTCGTTATGTGGTTCTTCTGCCGTCGGCGGCGGTGGTTGTGGGTTCTCCCCTATCTCTGCATATTCAAGATTTTATTTTCCCTTATCTAGCCTGTACCGCCCCGCCTCGGGGCGGTTTTTTACTGCCTCCGACAAACATCTGCCGAAATAAGTTTTAAACCCGATTAAAAGCCGTTTCAGACGGCATTTGCCACAATAACCTCATCCATCTGATGAGGCTTTTTTATGTCTTACGAAATTTTTCGCGCAGGGACGCGCACCGATGCAAACGGCAATACGGTAACGATTACCGAGGCCGACCTTGCCGCCGCTGCCCAAGCATATGACCCGAAGGTGCATGAGGCCCCTATTGTGGTCGGGCATCCCAAGGCAGATGCGCCCGCCTACGGCTGGGTCAAGTCGCTTGGTGTGCAAAACGGCGTGTTGACAGCGGACTTTGCCCAAGTCGATGAGGGCTTTGCGGATTTGGTTAAAGCCGGACGATATAAAAAAGTGTCGGCGAGTTTTTACCCGCCAACCAGTCCGAACAATCCGAAGCCGGGCGTGTGGACGCTGCGCCATGTCGGTTTTTTGGGTGCGCAACCGCCCGCAGTCAAGGGTTTGACCCCCGTCAGTTTTGCCGAAGGCGAAGTTTATGTCGAGTTTGCCGAAGAAGCACATCTTCAGACAGCCTCGTTATTAAGCCGTTTCAGAGACTGGTTTATCGGCCATTTCGGCCTGGAAGAAGCCGATAAAGTACTGCCTGACTGGCAAATTGAGGCAATTAAAGAATTGGCTGCCGTGCCTCAAACCCATGCGCCTGCCGAATTTACCGAATCACCCCCACCCCAAGAACCCCATGAAAACAAGGAGACCTCTATGTCGCTGGAACAAGAACTTGCAGCCGAAAAGGCCGCCCGCGAAGCTGCCGAGAAGAAGGCTGCCGAATCGCAGGCGGAATTGAAAAAGCTGAAAGACGAGCAGCATACCGCCCTGCGCGATGGTGCGCATGAGCAGAATGCCGAATTTGCCGAAGGCTTGGTTAAAGAAGGCCGTCTGAAACCTGCCGACAAGGATTTGGTCGTCAAGGTTTTGGATTTTGCCGAATACCCTGACGACGTAACCGCCGACTTCGGCGAAGGCAGTAAGAAGCAGCCTTTGTCTGCCGCGCTGCGTGCGTTTTTTACCGCTGTCCTGCCTAAGCAGATTCAGGGCGGCGAGATGGCTAAAGGTGAAACGCCGTCGGGATTGGCGGCAGACTTTGCCGAAGCGGCGGACCCGGAAGCCTTGAACCATCACCAACGTGCATTGGCATTGGCGGCGAAGGAAGGTATCCCTTACGAAGAGGCTGCCCGCCGTACTATTGCTTAAATCATCAACCCGTCAAATGCGACGACGTCGTCGCATTTGACCTAAAAAAGGATAAAACATGAGTGCATCTCATTTGCGCGGCCTGCGCGGCCAGCTTGATCCGGTTTTAACCAATCTCGCACTGGGCTACAAGCAGGCGGATTTTATTGCCGAGAAAATCTTCCCAGTGGTGTTTACTGAAAAAGAAGGCGTGCGTGTGCCGGTGTTCGGCAAGGGTTCGTTTGTCGAGTATCAGACCGAACGTGCGGTCGGTGCGGCATCGAATGTGATTACGCTGGACTCCCCAAACTTTATGCCGGTTGTGTTGGAAGAACATGATTTGGCCGCCGGTGTGGATTACCGCGAACAAGCGGAATCGATGTACGACGAGCGCGCCAAGGCAACACGCCGCGCGGTCAAGGGCGTGCAGCTGCGTCAAGAAATCGAAACTGCCGCCCTCCTGCAAAACAAATCGGCTTATCAGTCAGGTTTCAGCAAAGATTTGGCCTCCACCCAAAAATGGAGCGATAAAAACTCTGATCCGTTGGCAGACATCGAGACCGCCCGCGAAACGGTTCGCGCAGGCTGCGGTGTACGCCCATCGGTACTAGTGGTGGGCGCGAGCGTGCTGTCGGCATTGAAACGCCACGAAAAGCTCATCAGCGCACTGGGTGCAAATGAACGCAAGTCCCTGCTCACGGTCGAGCAGCTGAAAAATCTGCTGGAGCTGGACGACATCATCGTCGGAGAGGCGGTATCTACACCTGCCGACAATAAGGCCACCCAAGATATTTGGGGCAAATTTGCCAGCCTGATTGTGCGTCCGCATACAGCTTCCGGTGGCAATGACGAGGGTGAGCCGAGCTTCGGTTATACCTTCCGCCGTCGTGGTATGCCGGTAGTCGACCGCTACGAAGAGGTTGGCGGCAAGGTGGAATACGCGCGCTATACCGACATCCGCAAAGCGGCAGTGGTCGGCGGTGCATGCGGTTTCTTGTTTGAAAACGCGGTTGCGTAGATGTTGAAAGGCCGTCTGAAAGGCTTCAGGCTGCCTGCGGAGGGAAAAATGACGTTATCTGTGAAGTATGAAGATTTGAATGCCCGCATTACCGAGGTACGGTACCACCGCGTCGAAGGAACGACTTCAACCGTATGTACGGTGATCTTGCATTCTGGGTTTGTCGTCGTCGGCCATTCTGCCGCTCTCAATTCCGAGGCGTTCGTGGCGGAGACTGGGCGCGAGCTGGCCTATCAGGACGCGTTGCAAAATCTGTTGGCCTTGGAAGCCTACCGTATCAAAGAAAATGCGCATGACGCGCAGCAAAAGGAGTCTTAAATGGCACAAGCGAAGCAAGTGGTTTTGGTAACCACGGTCAAAACATCAGGCAAGGTGGTCAAAAACCGCTTTGTGGATTTTGTCGGTAAACAGGCAGCCGCCGGTGTGAAAGTGCTGGGTACTGCTACTTTGGATGCAGATGCGGGCGAAATGTTGGCCGTTGATGTATTGGGTATCGCCTTAGTTGAGGCAGGCGGCACGATTGCCGTCGGCGATGAAGTAGCAGCCGATGCGCAAGGCGCGGCAGTCAAGGCGGCAGGTAATGCCAAAGTTGCCGGTACGGCGCGCTCTGCGGCGACAGCGGCGGGCGAAGTCATCCAAGTATTTTTGAAAGGCTGATCATGGCTAAAGTTTATATCGCAAACACTCCGTTGATTTTGGAAAACGAACAAGGCGACCAATTTCGTGTCGAGGTCGGCGAAGCGGTCGAATTGACGGCGGAGCAGTACGAATCAGTCGCGGCACACGTTACCCCGACACTGACAACCGGCGAAGAGCTGGATGCGCAACAAAATGACACCCCGCCGTCCGAAGATACGCCGTCAGATGATGCAGGCACTGCGGGCGAAGTTGAAAAGCCGAAACGCGGTAAAAAACCGGCAGCAGCCGAAGAGGCGGAGTAAGCCATGTATATCGGCGCGGATGATTTGACGGCTGCGATGGGCAAAATGGAGTTGGTGCAATTGACCAACGACAATGCGCGCGGGACGGAACCCGACGCTCAGGTCATTGATGCGGCAGTGCGTTATGCCTGCGATTTGGTGGACGGATACCTGCGCGGCAGATATGTGCTGCCTTTGGCGGAAACGCCGACGGTGTTGCAGCCTTTATGCATCAACATCGCCCGCCATTTTTTGCACAGCCGCCGCATCAACCGCGCCGACTTTCCGAAACCGCTGGAAACTGCCTACAACGCAACCATTAAGACGCTGGAAGCCATCCGCGACGGCAAAATCCACATCGGCATCGCCGCATCGGACAAGCCGTCGCAACCCGAGCCGGGCGCGTATCACGTCCGAGCGCGCGACAAAATGGATTTAGGAGGCTACTGATGAGCGCGACACGTCCGATTATTGATGCGGTAGTAGAACATTTGCAGGCCGCTATCCCGTGGGTCAGCGTTGAGGCTTTCCCCGAGCGTCCGTCCGAATACCAATTTATCCATCCGGTCGGAGCAATCTTGGTCGGATACGGCGGCAGCAAATTTGGCGAAATCGAGCAGCTCGGCCGTATTGCACAGCAGCGCGATGTCAGGTTGGTGTTGACCGTTTTCGGCAGCAGCCTTAATGCGGATGACGGCACGCTGGCGATTTTAGATGAGACACGTCTTGCTATGGTTGGTTTTGCGCCGCCGAACTGCCGGCCCTGCCACCTTATCAGCGAGGAGTTTTTGGCCGAGGATGCGGGTGCATGGCAGTATCAGCTTGTCTTGCAGACTGAGACTCAGCAGGTTGAAGTTTGCCGTGAAGAAAAACGCTCCCTCTTCGTCGCTGCCAGCTATCGCCGAACCGACCAAGACCTCAATCCCGATTTAAAACCTAAAAAATAGGAGTATCCATTATGGCAGCAGCCTACCATCACGGCACGGAGACCATCCGCATCGACGGCGGCTCCAATCCCGTCTATACCGTTGACGGCGCAATTACCGCCATCGTCGGCACTGCGCCAGTCGGCGCGGTCAATGAGCTGACGGTATGTCAAATTAAAAAAGATTTTGCCCGATTCGGCGGCGAGCTGACCGGCAAGGGCTTTACCCTGCCGGATGCCGCACACATCTGGACGCGCTACGGCAGCGGTGTCGCTTATGTTGTCAATGTTTGCGACCCTGCCAAACATAAGACAACCGTCAGCAACGAAGTATTGGCGGTTGATCCTGACACCTTGACAGCCAAAACCGCCAAGCCTGCCCTGCAAAGCGGCTACGCAGTTTCAGACGGCAACAGCCCCCTGACCGAAAACACGCACTACACCATCAACACGCTGACGGGCGAAATTGTGTTCAAAACCAAACCGTCCGCCCCGGAAATCAGCTACACCTATACCGACCCGACGAAAGTGACCGAAGCCGACATTATCGGCGCATATGTGGCGGCAACGGGAAAACGCACCGGTTTGGAACTCTTGACCGAAGGTTTCAACCGACAAGGCGCGGACGCGAAAATTATCATCGCCCCCGAGTATGACGGCAATGCCGGAGTCCGCACGGCAATGGAAATCATTGCGGGCAAATTGAAAGCCATCGCCTATGCCGCCGCGCCGAAAGGCACAGGCTTGGGCAAGGCCTTGGAAGGACGCGGTCCGTTGGGCAGCATCAATTTCCAAACTTCGTCCGACCGCTGTCAGCTCTTTTACCCCTACGTCGTCGGTTTGTCGGGCTTGGAAAGCCTCGCTGTCCACGCCGCCGGCCTGCGTATGAAAACCGATGTGGAACAGGGCTACTGGTACAGCATCTCCAACCGCGAACTCTTGGGCGTGACCGGCGTGGAAATCGGACTGACCGCCCGTGCGGACGACCCGCAGTCCGAAACCAACCGTCTGAATGAAAAAGGCATTACGACTGTATTCAACAGCTATGGTACGGGCTATCGTATGTGGGGCAACCGCCTCGCCTGCTTCCCAACGGTTTCGCATATTAAAAACTTTGAAGTGGCACAACGCACCGGCGACATCATCGACGAATCCATCCGTCGCGCAGAGCTGCAATATGTCGACCGTCCGATTGACGATGCCTTAATCGACAGTTTGATTGAGACGGTACGCACCTATTTGGGTACGCTGCCTTCCATCGTAGGTTTCTCGGTCGGTTTGGACTATGACTACGACCTGCCGGATGCGTTCAGTAAAGGCCAAGTGCCGATTGTGTACGACTACACGCCCAAGCTGCCTGCCGAGCGTCTGACCAATACCAGCGTGATGACCCGCAAATACCTGGCCAATCTGGTTTCTGCGTCCTAATGCCGTCTGAAAAAAGAAAGGAAACAAGATGAGTGCAATCAATGCAATCTACAATGCCAACGTCTATATCGACGGCAACAGCCTGTTGGGTAACGCATCCGAGTTCAAACTGCCCGAGTTTGAGTTTGGGCAGGACGACCATACCGGTTTGGGTATGGTCGGTACCATCAAACTGCCCAACGGCGTAGAAGCCCTGGAAGGCGAAGTTACTTGGAACAGCTTTTATCCCGAGGTGGCCAAGAAGGCATCCAACCCCTTTAAAGCTGTGCAACTGATGGTGCGCGGCAACCTGCAGACCTTCAATGCGTCAGGTTTGGCGGAAGAAGTCCCCATCGTAACCACGGTAACGGCAGTGTTTTCTAAAAACGCCTTGGGCGGCTACAAGCCGAAGGAAAAGGCGGAATTTAGCTCAACCTACCAGGCAACAGAAGTCCGCCAAGTCGTCGGCGGGCGCGAAGTGCTGTACTACAACGCGTTCAAAAATATCTACCGCGTGGACGGTCAGGACGTTTTAAACCAAATGCGTAAAAACATTGGTGCTTAATCTTTAAATCGGATTAAAAGCCGTTTCAGACGACCTTTGACACAATCACCGTATCTTTACCGATACGGTGATTTTTTTATTTTTGGAGATGGAAAATGAATGAAGCCAAGAAATTGCAAGAAGATTTGGGTGTAAATACCGTTGTGAAACTGAAATATCCGGTACGGCTGGCGACGGGTCAGATGTTGGAACAGGTAACGCTCCGTCGTTTGCGCGTGGGCGATTTGCGCGCCGTGTCGCACCTGACGAATGAGGCGGAGCAAGAACTGGCTCTGTTTGCCCGTATGGCAGGCATGATTCCCGAAGACTTGGATTGTTTGGATTTGGCGGATTGGAAACAGTTGCAGGAAACGTTTCGCCGCTTCACGGAATCTGACCAAGACAAATAGTCCTCCTCTTTCAAAGGCTGAAACGCAGCGGCAGCTGCTGTCTGCCGCCGCCGATTTGGCTTGGTGGTTCGGTTGGAGCGTAGATGAGGTTTATACGCTGCCGCTGGACGAATTTGAAGACTGGCAGAAAGAAGCAACCCGCCAAATGAAGGCGGGTTATCGGAGGGGGATGTGATTCAGATTTGGTGTCGGCGTTCTTCTTCGATTTCGCGCTGCAAATCGCGACACCAACCATTGTCAGGCTCAGCTTTTTCAAAAAACGCCTGCCATAACTCGACTGCTACCAGCCAAACAGCGGAAGCAGCAAGGACGACGCAATAAAAAATACCAGCTAAAACTGCGAGCATACCGACAACAAACATACAAACAACCCATCACTTTAATAGGTGCATATTAGCATATGGCAAGCGATTTAGGTATATCAATCAGCGTTTCCGCCGTTGTCGGCGGAGCTTTGTCTGGATTGACCCATATCGGCAAGGCGATGAATACGCTGAAAACGACGACCAATACCCTGTCCGAACGTCAGAAGGAACTGGGCAGGGTATTGGAGCGGAACAAAGACCGTTTGGGCGTATCGTCTGCCAAACAGCTATGGCAGGAATACGACAAAATCGGCAATTCCGTCGCCAAACTGACCCGCCAATATGAAAAGCTCAATGCCGTCCGCGCCCAAAGGGCAGCCGTCAGCAGCCAATGGACAGACATCAAAGGGCAATGGCAGGGTGCGCTTGCCGCCGCAGGTACATTAATTTTGCCTGTCAAAGCCTCGATTGAATTTGAATCGGCAATGGCTGATGTCAAAAAGGTGGTTAATTTCGATACGCCGCAGCAATTTAAGGAAATGGAACGGGACATTTTGAAAATGACCCGCAAGATTCCGATGGCGGGCAAGGACATTGCCGCCATCGTTGCCGCAGGCGGACAGTCAGGAGTCGCCCGCGAAAACCTGACGGGTTTTGCCGAAAATGCCGCCAAGATGGGCGTGGCATTCGATATGGCGGCAGGACAGGCGGGCGAATCTATGGCGACGCTGTCCAACGTCTTGCAGATACCCATTCCCAAAATCGGCATATTGGGCGATGCCGTCAACCATCTTTCGGACAATGCGAACTCGAAGGCGGCGGATATTGTCAACGTCCTGACCCGCGTCGGCAGCGACATCAAGCAGTTGGGCATGACGGAAAACCAAGGTGCTGCATGGGGCAGCACCTTTTTGAGTATGGGCAAAGCCCCCGAACTGGCGGCGCAGGCAATGAAGGGCATGATTACTTCGATGTCGGTCATGAAGGCGGGCGGTGCGAAAAAAGAGCTGGCAGAGCTAGGATTGACAACCAAGGAATTTGCCGCCGCTATGGACAAAGATGCCAACGGTGCGATGCTCAACCTGTTGGCTCGGGTCAAGCAGTTGCCGAAGGCGGAGCAGTTCCCCATGCTGCTGGAGATGTTCGGCAGGAACTATGCCGACGATGCCATGATGCTCGCCAACAATGTCGGTGAGTACAACCGCCAACTGGCATTGCTGGAAGAACGCGATGCTTCAGGCAATTTGAAATATCTCGGGTCGATGCAGCGCGAGTTTGCCAACCGTTCGGCAACAACGGCGAACCAAATCCAAATTTTCAAAAACGGGATTTCGGAACTCGGCATACGCATGGGCTCGATAGTCCTGCCTGCCTTGAATGATTTTTTGGCTAAGGGCAACAAACTTGCCAACATCGTCTCGGACTGGTCGGAAAAACATCCCGTATTGACGAAAGGGATTGTCGGTACGGCCGCTTCGCTGCTGGCTTTTAAAGTCGGGATGTTTGGTGCGATGGTCGTTGCCAACCGGTCGCGTGCTGCTTATTTGGGAATGAAGGGAGCGGTTTTATCGCTACGGTCTGCCATTGTACTGACCCATACTGTGATGCAAGGCGGAATGGGACTGCATGATGTACCGGGTAGGCTAGGAAAGCTCATGCGGGCTTTGGCGGCAGCAAGAACCGCCATGCTAGGTTTTAACCTGTCTTCGCTGGTAGCAATGTGGCCGCTGGTTTTGGCCGTCGGCGCACTTGCCCTGGTTGGATGGACAATTTACAAGGCTTGGAACCCGATTAAGGCTTTTTTTGCCGGACTGTGGGACGGGCTGTTGAAAGGCTTGGAACCGTTAAAACCTGCTTTTGATGCTCTGGTTTCTGCACTGTCGGATGCTTGGGACGGCATTTATAACGCTATTTCTCCGGTTGTAGATACCGTTTTTTCTGTCTTAGGTGGTTTGTGGGATACGGTTCGACCTTTTGTCCGGCCGCTATTGGATTTCTTTAGGGATTTCTTCAGCACGACACAAGTTGCTGCAGGCGGGGCGCGCAGCTTCGGCGAATCGGCAGGCTTGTGGATAGGTGAAAAAATCACAGCGGTCGCCAGTTGGGTCGGCGGCAAAATCGCCGAAATGAAAACTGCCTTTGACGGCGGACTGCTCGGCATCCTCGGCCTGATTCTCAACTGGTCGCCCATTGGCGCGTTCTATTCGACCTTTGCCGCCGTACTGTCTTGGTTCGGCATTGACTTGCCGTCCAGCTTCACGCAGTTTGGCGCAAACATCATCCAAGGGCTGTGGAACGGGTTGCAGTCCAAATTCGAGTCGGTCAAGGCATGGTTTGCCGAAAAGGCGGCATCGCTCAAACAGGCTTTTGCCGGCGTGATGGGCATCCATTCGCCCAGCCGCGTGTTCCGCCGCTTTGGCGGATGGATGATGGATGGCCTGCAAATCGGTTTGGACGGGAGTGCGGATCGTCCGATTGCCTCTATAGCCAATACGGCAGGCCGTCTGAAAAGCGGTTTTACCGACCATATGGGCGCGCTGGCGGCACGGTTGTCTGCGGGCGGCGAGGCATTTGCGTCTGCACGCAATACTCAGGCGGCGGGCGGGATGACCATCAATTACAACCCGACCATCAACGCGCCGGGCGGTAATCCTCAGCAGATTGAGGCTGCGCTGCAGATGGGCTTGCGTGAATTCGAAGCAATGTTCCGCCGCATGATGGACGACAAAGCACGGAGGGCTTATTGATGTATGCGATGTTGGGTGATGTGCGATTTGAGCTTTTAAACAGCTTCACATCGCTTGAGGCGGAACATTCGGCGAACTTTGCCAAGCATGAGGTCTTAAAAGGCCGTCCGCGCCTGCAGGCCTTACAAAACGAACTGACGACGTTGCGTTTCTCTCTCAAGTTGCATTGGCGGCTGGGTAATCCCGACACGGCTTATAAGGGTCTGCTGTCGGCTTTGGAGGCGCAGCAGGCAGTGTCTTTGGTTTACGGCAGCGGCCGTTTTGTCGGATGGTTTGTGCTTGAGCGGCTGACGGAGCGCACGTTGATTCAGGACGCGCAAGGTCGGACGGCGGCGCGGGAATTGGATGTAGAGCTGACCCAGTTTGTCGGCGACCCGAATAATCCCCTGCCTACACCCGCAGTCAAGTCGGGCAGGCAAAATCCGCTCCTGTCCTTATTACCGGAGAGCGTTCGGGCTCAGGCATCGGATGTAGTGAGGGCGGTCGAAAAAGGTATCAAGGTTTACCGCGCTGCGGAATCGGGCATAGCCGATATGCAGAACCTGATACGCGCGGCCAAAGATTTGAAAAACGACCCGTCAGGGACATTAAACCTGTTGGGGGACGCACTCAATGTCGGCGGCGGCATTTTAGGACGGCTCAATGCTTTGCCGGAAGTAACGGCGGTTTTCGGCGACCTGAAAGGCGCGGCAGAATTTGCGGCACAGGCAGGACGAGCGGCCAACCGGCTGGGCGGTGCCGTCGGCGCATTGCGGGTAGGTTATGAGGGCGGTTCGGTAGGAAGTTGGTTGGATGCGGTGGAAAACGGCGTAGCCGAAGCATCGGATGCGCTGGCAAACGGCTCTGCCGCCGCCCAGGCTTTGACCGGCTATCTTGCGGCAAGAAAGGATAAATGATGAGTGCGGTCATACGCTACACCACCCAAGACGGCGACCGATGGGATTTGATTGCGCACAAGCATTACGGCAATGCGCTGTTGATTGACGGTCTGATTGCCGCCAATCCGCATCTGCCATTGGCGGAAGAGTTCGTGAGCGGGCTGACGGTATTTGTCCCCGTTTTGGAAAGCAAACCGAAAAATAACCAAGAGGAGCTGCCGCCGTGGATGCGTTAAGTGCGTTTTTGAAGCTGAAGGGCTTGGATGGCGGCAATACCCATCCGGTTACCATGCCCGATTTTGTCCTGTCTTACGAAGACAAAGATATAACGGCAGATGTTGCGCCTTATCTGATTTCGTTCAGCTATACCGATTATCTTGAGGGTCAGTCGGACGAATTGCAGGTCAATTTTGAGGATACGGACGACCGCTGGCTGAGTAATTGGTATCCCGAACAGGGCGATGCTTTGTCTTTGAGCCTGGGCGACCAATTTACCGGGCCGGTGTCTTTCGGCAAATTTGAAATTGCTGAAATCGAATACAACCGCCCGCCGTCGACGGTCAGCCTGAAGGCTTTATCGACGGGCATTACCAAGTCGAACCGCACCCTGCGCGGCAAGGCGTACGAAAATACGACTTTGGCCGCCATCGTCCGTCAGGTGGCAGGCCGTCTGAAGCTGGAGGTAACGGGTACGGTCAAAAACATCCCCATCAAACGCGTTACCCAGTATCAGGAGCGCGATGTCGAGTTTTTGGCGCGGCTGGCGAAGGAGTACGGACACAGCTTTAAAATCGTCGGCAAGAAACTGGTATTTACCGACAACGACGAGCTCAAACAGCGTCCTGCCGTTGTCGTATTGCTGCCCGAGGACATCATCCGTGTCCGCCTGCGCGATTTGATTAAGGGCGTGCCGTCCAAAGTAGATGTCAAAGGCTACGACCCGAAAAACAAGAAAACGGTCTCGGCAAGCCGAAAAAGCAAGCCCAAGCGAAGCAAAGCCAAACACGGCAGCACGGGCGATACATTGCGTATCGTGCCGAATAAGGGTGAGAGTACCGCCCAATTAAATGCCAGGGCAGATGCCAAATTGGCAGATGCGCAGGACGACCAATGCGCGGGGACGGTTATACTGGTCGGCAATGCGCTGTTGGCGGCAGGTCAAATGGTACGGCTGAAAGGATTCGGCAAGTTTTCGGGCAAATATCTGGTCAAACAGTCGCGGCATGACTTTTCGCGCAGCGGCGGCTATACGACGGAAATCGAAATCAAGATGACGGAATATGTTTCTGAAGAGGAGCCGGGCAGTGCAAACCCATGATTTTACGGCAACGATGCAATTTGGTACGGTATCGGCAGTCGATGCGGCGGCACACAGTTTGCGGGTAAAAATCCCCGTACTCGACGACATGGAAACCGATTGGCTGCCGATGGCGACACCCGCGGCGGGCGGCAACCGTTTTTACAGCCTGCCCGATGTGGGCGAACTGGTGGTCTGCCTGCTGGACGCGCGCGGCGAAAACGGCTGCGTCATCGGCGCGATTTACAATGCCGCCGACAAGCCGCCGGTATCCGACCAAAACAAATGGGTCAAACGGTTTGCCAACGGCACGGTCATCTCGCACGACCGGCGCAGCGGCGAAGTCGTTGTGGAAACGCCGGGCAAGGTCGAAATCAAAGCGGCGCAGAAAGTGGACATCCAATCGCCGGAAACAGAAATTACGGGCAATGCGACGGTAAACGGGCTGTTGACCTATACCGCGGGTTTGGCAGCAGGCAATGCCGGCGGCGGCGAGGCGGCGAAGATTACGGGTAACGTCATCATTGACGGCGAACTTATCGTCAACGGCATCAATATCGGCAAGCACATCCATGACGGCGATTCCGGAGGGCAAACCGGCGAACCGAAAAATCATTAAACCGCATTAAAAGGCGTTTCAGACGGCCTTCTCTACAATCCCTGTATCTATCAGCGATACAGGGATTTTTTGATGTTCTACGCCGCACCTATCTCGAAACACTGGCAGCTCGCGCCCGAAGGCTCGGGCGTGGTTCAGGGCGAGGACGACATCGACCAATGTATCCGCAATATCCTGTCCACCCGCAAAGGCGCGGACGTTACCCGTCCTGATTTCGGCTCCGACCATTACAAATGGCTGGACACGCCGGAAGACGTGTTTATCCCCAATATCGTGCGCGAAACCGTGCTGGCCATACAGACGTGGGAGAAGCGGGCAGTGGTTGAGGACATTATTTTCGACGGTGCCGCACCGCATCTGACGATGACGGTTTATTGGCGTATCGCCGATAAGGCGGCAGGCGAGGTTTATACGACAGACATCAGATTGGAGCAGGCGACATGGATTTGAGCAAACTCAAGCGTGAAGAAGTCAAGGCGGTTTCAGACGACCTTGCCGAGATTTTGGCGCAGACCATTGCCGACTATGAGGCAAAAAGCGGCAAAACCCTGCAACCCGCCCACATCGAGCGTCTGATTATCAACACCTATGCCTACCGCGAAATGCTGGTCCGCAAAGCCTTGAACGAAGCCTACCGCCAGCAGCACCCGCGTTTTGCAACGGGGTTGATGTTGGATTTGTGCGGCGACGATGTGAACACGCCGCGCCTTGAGGCATCGGCCGCCCGCTGCACCGTCCGCTTTACCCTTGCAGCTTCCCACAGCGAACCCGTCGTCATCCCGCAAAGTACGCAGATTGCCGCAGGTGCGACCGTGTTTCAGACGGCATCGGAAGGCACGCTCTTACCGGCCGGCCGAACTTTGGATTTGGAGGCTGTCTGCACGCAGACAGGTGTGTCCGGCAATGGTTTTGCCGCAGGACAAATCAATACCTTGGTCAGTCCTATTGACGGCGTATCTGCCGCCAATATCGAAGTATCGGCAGGCGGTGCGGACGAAGAGTCGGACGATGCTTATCGGCAACGCATCCTGCTCGCCCCGGAAAGTTTCAGCGTGGCGGGGCCTGTCGGCGCATACGAATACTTCGCACGACGTGTCAATCCTGTCATTTGCGACGTTCATGTCGGCAACCTGAAAACGGCAGGCGGCGAGCCGGTCGGCGGCCGGGTACGGGTAACGGTGCTAACTAAAAACGGACTGCCGTCTCCCGAACTCATCGGCGAAGTGCAGAGGGCTTTGTCTGACGAGCGTGTCCGCCCGCTTTGCGACACGGTAAGCGTTGCCGCCCCTTCTGTTATCGATTACACGCTGGATGCGGAACTCACGCTGTTTACAGGCGCGGATGCCGCCGAAGTTTTGGCGGCGGCAAAACAGGCTTGGGCAGATTACGAAGCATCACGCCGCGAAAAACTGGGCGCGGACATCGTGCCGCTGGACATTCAGACGGCATTGAAGGCGGCAGGCGTATACAACGTCGTTTTAAAGTCGCCCGCGCTGACCGTCGTCCAACCCGACCAATGGGCAAGATGCACTTCCGTCAATATCCGCATCTCGCCTGAAACGGCGGAGGGTTAGCAATGGCAAAACTCTCCTACGCATCCGTTATCGAACACGACCGGCGTTACAAAATGTTGGCGGATTTAGGCTTGAGGATGGATGAGGCCGATGCGGTCAGACTACTGCCGAGGCTGGTAGATTTGGTTGCTCCAGAACACTTGGCGCTGCTGGCGGAGGGCCGCAGCATTTTAGGTGCGGACGGCTACTGGTTGGCTGAAAGCGACCAGACGCGCCGCAAGCTGATTAAAAGCGCGTATCGGCTGCACCGTATGAAAGGCACGCCGTGGGCGATACGCGAAATCGTGCGGCGGCTCGGCTTCGGAGAAGTCGAAATCACCGAAGGCTTGGGCAATAAGGAACACAACGGCGAAATCAGGCGGGACGGAACCTACGCGCACGGACGGTCCGACCACTGGGCGCATTACCGTATCACCATGAACGGCGCGCTAACCAACGATCAGGCGGCTTTGCTGCGGCATACCCTGCAAGCCTTCGCGCCTGCCCGATGCGTATTGGCGGCATTGGATTACCGACACGCCGCCGTCCGGCATAACGGACGGGTATCGAGAGACGGAACATTTAACCGAGGAACTGCATAATGGCAAATTTGAACGAAACAGCACAATGGGAAACAGGCATTTACCAATTAGAAACCTCCGACCCCGTGATGGGCGGGCCGGACGGCATCGACAACCGTCAGGCAAAACAATTGGCCAACCGCACCCTTTGGCTCAAAAACCAAACCGAAGCCGCCAACCGCACCATTGAAGAGCTAGGCAACAACGCCGTCGCCCGCACCGACGACCAGACCATCACTGGCGCGAAAACCTTCCAAGCCGACATCAAAGCCAGTGCAAGCACCGCCCACGCCGCCGCCGACCGCTACATCAGGCTGGGCGCGGACGCCACCGGCGCATATGTCGTGAATACAAAGAGCGGAAGGATTTTATATTTGAAACACGACGGCAACCTCACCTATGACCGCAACCGCGTCCTGACTGAAGCCGATGCCCCAAGCCTCATCACCAGCGGCGCGGTGATGTACTTCGCCCGCACAACCGCACCTGATGGCTGGCTCAAAGCCAACGGCGCGGCCGTATCGCGCACCCTCTACGCCGCCCTTTTCCAATCCATCGGTACCACCTACGGCACAGGTGACGGCCGCACCACCTTCAATCTGCCCGACCTTCGCGGCGAATTCGTGCGCGGCTGGGACGACGCCCGCGGCATCGACAGCGGGCGTGCACTGGGCAGTGCGCAAGGCGATGCCATTCGTAATATCACGGGCAAATTAGACAGCGGCCAAAATCAAGCGGAGCAACTCTTCGACAACGTCATCACGTCGGGCGCGTTCGAAAAAGAGCAAGCAACCAAACAATGGACCTTTGACTCAAACGCAAGGGGGGCCGCCGTTACGGCTGTTACTTTCGACGCATCTCGCGTCGTCCCCACGGCCAACGAAAACCGCCCGCGCAACATCGCATTGTTGGCCTGCATCAAAATTTGATGCGCGTTGAAACAAAATGCCGTCTGAAAGGACAAACCCCATGACCCAGAAAACCGTTTACCAACTCGACACCCAAAACCTCTATATCGGCAGCACCGGCGCCGACCCTGATCCATTAAATCCTGAAAACTGGCTCATCCCGGCAGGTTGCATTGAGACCGCGCCGCCAGAAATCCCCGAACACCACGCCGCGCGTTGGACGGGCGAAGAGTGGGAAATCCTAGAAGACCGACGCGGCCAAACCGCCTACCGGACGAGCGACGGCGGCAAAACCGACATCGAAGAAGCCGGCGCGTTACCTAAAGGCCTGACCCTGATTCCGCGCCCGTCGGAATACCACAAATGGGACGGAAGCGACTGGGTGCTGACACCTGCCGCCAAAAAGAAAATACTGCAACAGGCGAAGTCTGAAAAACTGGCTGAAGTCAACCGCACCGCGCAATCCTATATAAACCGTGCGGCGGGCTTGGATAAAGTGCCCGAATTTGAGGTGGCAACTTGGACAACGCAGGCATTTGAGGCGAAGGCATGGCATGCCGACCCTAATGCTGCAACGCCGACGCTTGACGCCATTGCCGCTTCTCGAGGCGTGCCGCCCGCTGCTTTAAGGCAAAAAGCTTATGAAAAAACGCTTAAATTCGAGCGGTTGACCGCTTATGTGGCAGGCTTGAGGCAGGCGGCGGAAGACAAAATCAACGCCGCGGCAAATCTTGATGAATTGACTGATATATCGCTCGTCATCGACCTGAAAGCCGAGGCTGAATGATGGCGGAAGTTTATCTGGCACTTTACAAAGGAAAGGCGGACGGAATACGTGCGAGGTTTGAGGATTGGCTGATACGTACTGTAACTCGCAGTCAGTACAGTCACTGCGAAATCGCCGTGCGGCTCCCTACATACTGCGCCTCTTCTTATGCCTGTTATTCCGCCAGTGGGCGCGACGGCGGTGTACGTATGAAAGTGATGCCGCTGCCGTCTGAAAAGTGGGATTTGATTCCGCTGCCGCCATCCGCGCACAGTTCGGTCGTCTGCCTATATGCTCAGACACGCGGTTGCCGTTACGACTGGATGGGAGCAGTTGGGACGGTATTCCGTCTGACTCAGAGTAAAAACCGTTGGTTCTGTAGCGAGTTTTGTGCGACGGTAATGGGAATAACCGAAGGTTGGCGGTTCTCGCCCGGGGATTTGGCAGCAATATTCCGGAGGGAGGCTGTATGACACCCTCTCAATTTTGTCAGACCCAAATCGACGAATGGATGAGGGTCAGCAGATACGCATCGGAAACCGGCGATATTGCCCTGTTCGAGCGAGCGGAAAAAGAAATTGCCAATTATCAAATAATACAGAGCAACTGATGGAAATAACATCAATAAAGGAGGATAAAAATATTAAAGTGGGACGGCGACGTACCGGTGCGGGAACACTGGTACGCCAGCCAAGCAGGGCAAGCCGCATTGACTTCAAGGCCGCCTTAGTCTCTAGAGACTTGGGCATTCTATCCAAAATTGGAGTGAGTGCAAATGCAAAACTACCGCGAACTGCGCTGCAAATATTGCGGCAGGCTGCTTGCAAAAGGCAGCGGCAGCGTGCAAATAAAATGTATGCGCTGCAAAAATATCAATACCTTCAACTAATTAAAAATCATCAGAATGCCACCGAGCATCAAAACATTATGATTCATTATATTGATAAGAGTACCGCGAGTACCCGCTATATAGGAGTAACTCATGGACTATACCAAACCACAACCCATCGTCCCATGGATGGGCGGTAAACGCCGCCTAGCAAAACACCTGTTCCCCATGTTCCCCGAACATTCCTGTTACGTCGAACTGTTTGCAGGTGGAGCGGCACTCTTTTTCCTTCGCCCGAAACCTGCCAAAGTAGAGGTACTTAACGACATCGACGGACAGCTTGTTAACCTCTACCGCGTCGTTCAGCATCATTTTGATGAGTTTGTCAGACAGTTCGAGTGGACGCTGACCAGCCGTGAAGTCTTCTCCCGACTGCAAAGCACACCACCGGATTGCATGACCGACATCCAACGTGCCGCACGGTTCTTCTACCTCCAGCACAATGCCTTCGGCGGCAAAACCGTCCAACAGCATTTCGGTACAGCAACTACATCTAAAGCATGGGACGCCTCTCAAATCAAAGCAAAACTGACCGCTGCCAAAACCAGACTGAACGGTGTATTCGTTGAAAACGAACCGTGGGAACGGTGTTTTAAACGCTACGACCGCGAACATACCTTCTTCTATGCCGACCCACCGTATTGGCAAACAGCAGGCTATGACCGTTCTTTTGATTGGACGCAATATGAACTATTGGCGAAATCGATGGCTGAGAGCAAAGGCAAAGTCATGCTGTCCATCAACGACCATCCCGATATTAGAGAGTTGTTCAAAGATTTCCGAACTACCCGCCTTGAGCTTACCTATTCCGTTGGTCGGGACAAAACGCAAAAAACCAGCGGCGAACTGGTTATCTGCAACTGGTAAAACAAAAGCGACGGTTATCGTCGCTTTTATAAAAGTGCAAGGGAGTTGCAAATAATGCAATAAACTGCCAAAGTTTTTTCTCAGAAAATGCCGAAATTTTTCTCGGTGCGCTTCAGGTTCGGACATAATATGATTCCGTATCGGAAAGACGGTTATTATAAGGCAGGCCGATCGAATATTAAATTGTTGCCTTACGCTAACGCAATTTAGCGTACCTATATGCTAGATTGGCGGTTTTATAAGTAAGGATACGGATATGCTGCGTTCTATTTTGGCGGCTTCCCTATTGGCGGTATCTTTTCCGGCAGCGGCTGAAGCATTGAATTACAATATTGTCGAATTTTCCGAATCGGCGGGTATCGAGGTGGCTCAGGATACAATGTCCGCGCGTTTCCAGGTGGCGGCAGAAGGACGGGACAAAAATGCCGTCAATGCCGAGTTTGTTAAAAAATTCAACAGTTTTAACAGAAAATCAAAAAATGGTAGCTTTAAAACCGAATTGGTATCGCGCAGTGCGATGCCGCGCTATCAATATACCAACGGCAGACGCATTCAAACAGGCTGGGAGGAGCGTGCGGAATTTAAGGTCGAAGGTAGGGATTTTGATGAGTTAAACCGTTTTATTGCCGATATTCAGGCAGATGCCGCATTGGAATATACGGATTTCCATGTGTCGCGTGAACGCCGAAACGAGGTCATCGATCAGGTCAGTAAAGATGCTATTTTGCGTTTCAAGGCGCGTGCCGACAAGTTGTCGGGCATATTGGGTACGTCCGGTTATAAAATCGTCAAATTAAATTTGGGACACATCGGCAGCCATATCGCGGGTGGAGGAGCTGCTCAGGCAAAAATGCTTCGTGCCATGCCGATGGCAGCAAGCTACGGCGTGGAGGGTACGGATTCCGTTGCACCTGGTGTGGAGGAAATCAGCATCAGTGTCAATGGAACGGTTCAGTTCTAACCACGGATAAACAGGTAAATGCCGTCTGAAACCGGATGATACGGTTCAGACGGCATTTATATTTTAGGCTTTAGGCAGGGTAACGCCGGTTTGCCCCATATATTTGCCGTTGCGGTCTTTGTATGAAGTTTCGCACACTTCGTCGCTCTCGAAAAACAGGACTTGCGCCACGCCTTCGCCTGCGTAGATTTTGGCGGGCAGCGGGGTGGTGTTGGAAAACTCGAGGGTAACGTAGCCTTCCCATTCCGGTTCGAACGGGGTAACGTTGACGATGATGCCGCAGCGGGCGTAGGTGGATTTGCCCAAGCAGACGGTCAGGACGTTGCGCGGGATGCGGAAATATTCGACCGTGCGTGCCAGTGCGAAGGAATTGGGCGGGATGATGCAGCAGTCGTCTTCGACGGTAACGAAGTTTTTGGGATCGAAGTTTTTGGGATCGACGATGGTGCTGTTGATGTTGGTAAAAATTTTAAATTCATTGGCGCAGCGGATGTCGTAGCCGTAGCTGGACGTGCCGTAGGAGATGATGCGTTTGCCGTCGGCTTCTTTGATTTGGTTCGGCTCGAAGGGGTCGATCATGCCGAATTCTTCGCTCATGCGGCGTATCCATTTGTCGGACTTGATGCTCAT